ACTCGGGGTTCTATTGGGGCACCCAGCCCCTGGTACTAGTCGGTGCCTGGTAACTGAAAATCAAACCAGACTACATCACCTAGGACCAATGTCGATGGTAGGAAGATGGGGTCGCTCGCCATAGTATAAACTGGCGTACGAGTTCGGACAGTATATTTGTTCATACTGCTGCCCGTCCCACTTCCCTGAGTTTTCCAACCATTCGCAAACATTGACAGGTACTCCGGGTTTCGGTGGAACATAAGCCGATCCGGGAGATTTCCTTCTACCTGCCGCTGGGACACTTGATGCAACATCAAGCGTTTTGCGCCCAGCTCCCACCCTGGCTGCTTCGTCACAACATTCAAACGTGACTTAGCACTATAACCAAAGAGGAATTTAGTCTGCGGTTGCATAACCTTAACAAGAAACCCCTCGCGCCCGTCAGGGCAGCGTAAAAGCTTGGGGAATTTGAGATCGTACAGCACACTATTCGTGATGCTTACAGTGTACAGCTCTCGCTCGACTTTGATCGGCGGGAATCCGTTCTCGCGATATTGACTTGGAAGCATACGCACAATCTTACGATATGCGTGTCTCCATCGTCCGTTCGCGAGCAATCCGGATCCCTCTTCGATGGCCTGTGCCAGGATTGTGTTACAGATCCTGAACAATTCGGGCACATCGAACGACACCTCTCGCAGATAAAGCGGACGGACCTTCGTATGGTTGAGGCAATGGATGCCACAACTTTCACGATATTGCCCGTGTACATGACTCTTCTCCTTGTTAATTTGAAAACCGAACATCTCCAGTACTTGAATCGTTTGCTCAGCAATTTCACTAGGGACAACAATGTCATCCCCGTAAATTGCCAAGTTATGACGGTCCAAGCAATCCGCATTACCATTCACCCGTGCCATAGCCATGGTAAGGCTATAGAAAACTAAAGACTCCAGAGGAAAGGTGAAACCATTTCCCATGGAAGAAACTTTAGCAAGGCACAAACGGCGGCCATCGGGCGTCAGTGTGAACTGACATCTCGACGCGCTCAACCATTTGAGCCATTCGGGTAGGCGTGCGAAAAGGATTCTAACCAACATCCAAGCGATCATGTCGCTGGCGGAGGAAAGATCTAGCGTGGAGAATGAAAATGTGTTCGGCATGGCTCCTAGGGAAGCAAGCCATTGGTTATGAAACTGATCAGTAAGATCGATACCTATTACCAGTAACCTATCCCGGATCATCTCACCAAGTCCTTGTTGAACGAACATATTCAACGAGGGCTCAATGCAGACAGTCCGGTGGGTTTTACCGTTTTTCGGTACAAATCCTAACTCACTACCTACGGCCTCGACAAGGGCCGTTCCTCGCATACTGACAATGTCGTAAAGCAGACACCGCAGCAACCCCGTGGGGTCAGCGAAGCTCATTTCAGCCATGTGGTTAACAGAGTGTGCTAGGTCTCCACGCGCATTAACAGCCGCGCGTCGTCCAGGCTTACACTTACTAACCAGCTCGTCGTACGAAAACTCACCCAGCACCTCGCAGATAACATCCTGCGCGTGCATGAGGATCGCACTAATCCCAGATCCAATCGGAGGACTAACAAGCAATTCATTAGTCTCCCGGCAGCGTAGTTCAGCTTCAACGAACTTTTGCTGGCCGACCTTTTCGGGGTCGAGGTTGGGATGGCGAAATGGCATTTTCTTAAGGAGGCTCAAAGCTAGGAGAGTATCACGATACTCGTCTTCCGGTGTACTATCCGTCACGAAATCCTGAAGTTCAAGATTCAATAACGTGTCGTATTCCTTCTGAACGAGCAGTCGTTCTACCTCCCGAGCCGCTGGACAATCCAGAACCCTTAAGAACTCACTGGCAATGAAGATGGTATCGTTGAAGTCGTATTTCATTCCGACCAACTTACCGGTTTTCTTATTCAATACCTTACGCATAGGAGAGGCTCCAACGTTACGTAATTTTTCAAGCTAAACCCCCCCCGATTAAGGGGAGGGCGTGACCAGGCATAATACAGCCCTAAGAACTACCTCAGAAGAGAGATTGTTCGGTCACCAACACCACATTGGTCATCGGAACGATACACAGTTCCGCAGCCAATGCCACGGCCTCTTCACGAGTGGTTTGGGGCGTACGGCGCACCGAGCGATAAGTCTGCTCGATGTCCATATAGCTCAAACCTTTCTCGGGAATGTCAGCCGGGTCCAGAACAGTGCCGTCATACACGCGGATAGAGATCTTCCGCTCGACGACGTTGCCATTCGGGACAGGTGCTTGTACAGTAATCCGCGTTTCGTACCCAGGAAGGGTAGACCCCACTCCATCCACCGCGAAGGTGGTCGTCCCATTAGAAATACCGATGGGGCGAAGAGTGAACGAAGAAACTTCGCCCAGCAGCGCGTGAGCGCTAGCCAAGACGAAGTCCTCGGTCGGGGTCGCGAAAGTCTGTTCGGTTGCTTGAGGCATGTTGTTTATCCTTTTGGTAATGTGGAATCTTACCTACCCCGGATAAGGGAGTGGGCAAGTGCAGAGTCTGAAATGAAGTTTCTCCAGATTCCCTGCAATTCCAAGTTGAGGTCTGCGATGGATGGGGCATAACCCTGATCATTGAATCGGCGATAATAAACCGACTCTACAGTGTTCTTACCCTCATAACCACCTTTTGTTGGCACCAATCTCACGGTGTCGATGCCACGACGTTCGTAACCACCACCATAATCCTCTACGACGCTCCCTGTAAAAGCAGTTAGGGAAGCTAAGTAGGCACCGACCGAAACAACCTGGTCGATGACAAAGGAAAACGGTATGAGATTCCAAGCTATGTCCAGCGGGTTCAACAAACCCCACTGGTTCACGGTTTGAAACTCAGGTCTGGTCCACCGAACTCTAACCCACATCATTGCGCTGTGTACCTCTTTGGGGGTACGTACTCCGATGAACGGATGAGTGCCAAGACCCGACTTCGACAAAGTAAAATCGAAATCGGTCGCGACACCCTCCCATTCATCCTTCGCCCTGCCCTTTACTACAGTACGGTACAACCGGTTTAACATCCGGTCAGCCGTGGTCTGTGCAATGTCCTGTATATCTTTAATCACAGGACAGAATGCATAGCTGTATTCGAGGATCGCAGACGAAGTAGCACGGTCGTAAGTTCCATATCCACCATACGGGCGAGCGGCACGCTGTTCGAGTTGTTTTCGATACAACTCTATAGCATCTTTTACGGACATATCAATGCCGTAAAGGACCTTGCCGTCATGCACCGCGATTGGCGTGTTTGGATCGATTCCTGCGAGTTGAAACATTCGCAGGACCTGCTTACGATTTACGCTAAGGTTACGCTCTGATGTACCCAAATACCGTTGGTATAGCTGCTTCTTCGACAAGTAAACATCGTTGAGGCGTCGCTTATAACCGACACGGCGGGCTGCTTCTTTGGCTTCTCTTGTTGAGTTGAAGCCGAGCTGAGCTAAGCCCTGGCGGATCTTCCCCTTCTTAAACGAGAGGATAGCACCGCCGATACTCTTGACACGTCCCGACAACCACCTAAAAGTTTCCCGCGATTCACCAATCGTAACGCCCAGGTTCGCTTTCGCGTCCAGGACCTTGCGACTTAGGTTGATCTTCGCTTTGGAAACCAAGTATGGCCGCTCCTCAGTAACAGTGGCGTACGTACCCGGGTCATATTCATGAACCAGGCGGTACACACGCTGACGAGCTACTCCGTCGGAACCAACATAGGGCACAGCATATTCACTTGTGGCTTCTACCAACTTCCTCGCGGTTTCACTCCGCAACATAGGAAGTGTACGTGGGTACTTCCCCTCAACCCTGGCCTGGACATTCCACCACTTCTTCTCCTTCCACATGTATGAAACCGTGGAAGTAGAGCCGTAGTTTTTGTCTAGCCAATCTGGGTTGGGGGGATAACTCGTGGCGGACCAAAGACTGGTCCTGATGCCATTTCGAGATGTAGCCAAGTACTTTGAATAGGTATCTGCCATAATGCTGTCCATTTAAGTTAACCCATAACCAAGGAGTTCTAACAATAGATCGATGTAGCTAATCTATCGAGAGATTGGTTACTGCGCACAGCGCATCGTCGCATAGCGACTAGGGGGAATCCGTCGAGCGACGGGGCGAGACGACCAGACTTTGTCAGAGTCCGATCGCCACCTAGCACGGCCAGGATTTAGCATAGGGAGAGGACACCGGTCTCGAATTTGTCAAGTCCGGGGTCTG